GCTTTAGATTTTGGAATAGTTCCTGCAAATGTAACAGTTAATATAAAAGGTATTCATTTTAAAGGTGGACTTAATGCTATATTAGGCAATGCTGCAAGTACTATAATTGTAGATAATTGTATATTTGAAGGGGCGTCAGCAGATGGTATTCATATAGCCGGTTGCGATGAGTGTATAATAAAAAATAGTAAATTTATAAATTGTTTGCAGGGAGTAGAGGGTAGTTCTATTGCTGGCGTTAGTCGTAGTAAAATGTCTGTTGAAGGCTGTTATTTTTACAATACAGGAGATACTGCTTTATATGCAAGAGCTTTTGCTGTTTCGTCTTTTTCTGAAATAAATTTTTCTAATAATATTTTTGAGCATATAGGAAAAAGTGCAATTAAAGTTGAAATACCTTCATCAAGTGGACAAAATACTAATACTCACATTCTTAATGCGAGTGTAAATAACAATATTATTAGGGGTTATGGATATAATGTGAATAGTTTTGGTATTGGTATATTTTGCGCTCTTGAATATAATGACTCAAATATTTTTAATGTTACCGCTATTGGTAATGTAGTTGATGGAAAAGACATAAATGGTAATGTTTCTACATTAGTTGGTGCTATGGATGGAATATTTCTTCAAAGACTTAATAACGCTGTTATAAGTGGAGTTGTTCAAAACGTAGTTGAATATGGATTAAGAGCGTCTTATTGCAATAATTGTATTATAGACGTAGCTTGTTACAATACTAATTTGGTTGGAACAGAAGGTGCAATAAGTTCTGTTGGTTGTAATAACATACAATTAAGAGGAACAGTTTTAAAAACTAATAATAATGCAAGTGCATTGTATTTAGATAAAACGCAATACTCTAAGTTTTCTATAACGGCTAATGAAGTTTATTATGTTATAAATGAAAGTAATGCAGGCGGTAGTCCTCTTTGGGCAGATTTTAACACCTATGAGATAATGTCAAAGCTATATTCAGCAGCAGAGCCAGTTAATTTAACTGGCGGATTAAACAATACAATAAGAGGTTGCGCTGGAACTACTTGGTTGGATAGAGGAACTGATGCAGAAATGAGTACTATCGTTGGATGGTTAAAACCGAGTGGTAATATAGGACATAAGTTCTTTAATAAAACTAATAATTCAGACCATTACTTTTCTGGAACAACATTCAATCCTGTTGTAGTAAGTTTAGATGAAACTTTAAATACTATTACTGCTGCAAGTTTTACAGCTACGGCAGCACATCAAACTCTTGTATGTAATACACAATCAGTTGATGTTATAACTATTACACTGCCTGCTCCAAGCGATGCAAGTGTTTGGAACGCCACTACTAAAAAGGCGCACATCTTCAATATTAAACACGCTACACAATCTTTTAGTGGAGGTAACCCAATAAAGTCTGTTATTGTAATTACACCTTCTGGTACAATAGATAATAGCGTTGGTGTAACTTCTCACAAAATAGGGCTTAATTCTTCAAGACAATTTCAGACCGATGGTACTAACTGGATGATAATATCTGGACATACTACAAGAAAGTGGGAAGTATTGACATTTGCTGGAATAGATGGACTTGTTGCTGCTGACATTGCAGGTGATTTAACAGTAAGAAATTGGGGGAGATTTGTTATCAGAGAAATAAAATCAATACCAAGAACTGTAACTGGTACAGGAACAAATCCAACTATAAGTGTAGGTTATACAGCATCTACATACAATAATTTTGTTTCAGGTTATTTACTTACTAATGCAATAGCGGCAGTAGAAGAGAATGTAACATTGGTAGCTAATCATTTGCAAGGACCAGTTAATACAGTTTTGTTTACTAAAGTTGTAACTGCTGCTACCGGATATACAGTCTTTAAATTTGACGTTCATATAATAGGATACTATGACCAAATATATTAGTATTTTATTGCTAATCTTATTAACATCTTGTAGCGTTATACGTTATCCGAGTGGCACAATCGACTCTACAATTGTAACGAGAGATACGATTCATAAGCAAGGAGATTCTATTATATACCACAGACGAGATGTTAAGATTGACCATGCGAGTAAGTATAGTTTCAAGCCGCTATTTTGGTACATCTCTTTCCTTTTTGTGGCAACAATTCTTTTTTTCACACTTAAAAAGTAAACTATGCGTTACAGACACAAGAAAGACAAAGATGTGATTATTTCTCAGGATGAGTACGACCAGCTCGACCCAGAAGATCAAAACAAGTACGAGCCTATCGAAGAAGATGGTGCAGAACCCAGTGCGCCTTCTGAATCTTAGTGTGTGGTTTTTAAGTACGGTAGCGGCGAGAGTCGCTACTTTTTTATTTTGACATATTCTGAGTGACGCAAGTACTTGCGATTTGCGACGTTGTTTTTAACACAAACGTATAATACGTAAATGATGTTCAAACGCAACACTCGTCAATTCTCGTGGCAAGTGGGGCAAGATTGATGCTTCATGTGTATTTTTCCGATAGCTGGCAACCCAAAAAGCTTTAACATTTGTTTATGATTTCATTAACACCACATTAACATTATCTAATATATATTTGTATATGTTATGGCTGAACGATTACAAGAAGTTTCGAGCAATAGCTGAGCAGAAAATCAAGGATGGCTCATCGTCTAATGTAGACATCAACATCTGGATATTAAAGTACAGACTTAACAAAGTAACATATCTTGAAGCGGTAAACAATATAATAAATATCTTATCAAATGGAGAACATTTCAAACCCTACAGCAGGTAAGCCAAGATTAATGGCTCTTTTAATTAAATCAGACAGCACAACTAAGCCGATTCAACCCAAGAACGGAAAAGACTTTTCATGCGAGGAACTAAATGCACTCATTGGTTGCAACCTTGTACAGGTTGTTAGGTTACCGGATAACTACTATATGATTATAGATGAATCTGGTGCGCTCAAAAAAGACCGAGTGAAGAATGAAATGGCAACAGAGCTATATCAGATGACGTTATCGCCAGAAAGCGAGAGTAAAACAAAACTGAAAGAACTCGAAGCAATGGGCGCGGTGATTCACTATCTTCCTGGAAACGAAGAAAACTTTATTTACGGTAACGCAGTTCTCTGTAAGAAAAATCAATTTATTTAAACTTTAATTGATATTATTCGAGACAGGAAGTAAATTCGCATTGTTTAGAAAAATTGTCTTGTCGTTTCTACGAAGGTAACAAAATCTTGTACCTGAATAAAATCAAAATAATTAAACTTCGTATTGGCAAAGGTACGAAAACGGAAGCGACTGTATTAGGACTAACTGGTTCAAACCCAGAAGTCGCTCATGAAAAAGATATTAAATAGAGCAATCGGCGTAGGAGTAATAGCATACGCAATCTTTGTTGGCGGAATAGCTTTCCATTATCAAGTAGAGAATAAAGATCTCGGATGGAACACTGTAATGCTTGTCTCGTGTGCCGGTTGGTGCTTATTTTTTGGTAAAATACTTATTACAGATGGAACAACCAGTAAAGACATTTAGCGTACTTATCAATGTACCGAGTCATTTAGTAAGAGGCAATAAACGATTTAATCTTTTTGTGGAGATAAATGCTACTTTTACCGGATTCATTGGAGATATAGCAATGTATCAACTTTCAGCTAATAATGTCAATCTCGACCATTCAAGAATAATTAATTGGGACGAGTTCGCTACTTTGGTTGAACATATCATAGACGAACACATTACTGGTGCTTACTTTATCACAAAAGAAATAAGTTAAGATATTTGATTTGTCATTTTTTTGATTTTTAACTCAGCTCCCCGAGCGTTTCTACGTATAAGGGGAATTTTTTAAAAAACTAATTATGAAACTACATAATGGAATAGATACTGTTAAGCTTGCAAAATTACTTAAATATGCTGGCAAATATGATATAACTATTCAATTTTGGGAGCAAACAGCAGTTTTTATTTGCAAAGAAGATGTAGAATTAAAAGACTTTGGCGGTAGTTTCGATTTCGCAATAGACAAAGCAATAGAATATCTTGACAGAATAAATAACAAAAAGTAAAATGCAAAAAGTTACAATCGTCTCTGGGAATTCAGTAGGTCGCGGATTAGAAGCTATAAAACTTGCAAAAGGTAAAAGGGTTCTGTGGGCAGATGATGTAGACATTGACCCACGAGAATATGACGGAGAACCCTGTATCATAATCTATAACAGTTTACTCATACGTGATTTGGTTAAACTCAAAAAGTTTATACGTCAAGAAAGAGTTGCTGTACGAGTTCCATACGGAAGAGAAGGAATCTCTATGGAGCGCCCAGAGATAGTTGTTATAACTAATGATTGGGATGAAAGCGATTTTAATGATATTGAAGGACTTGAAGTAGTAAAAATTTAAAACACATATAGAGTATGGCATCAGAAACATTGCAAATTTACGAGGGCGAGAAAGCACTCATTGACAGTCAGATTGCGACAGCGAAAGCTTATCCGAGAAATGTCTCGAAAGCAATTGACAATTGTATTGCTACCGTTCTTCGTTCTACAGACATAGCTGAGAGTTGTGTCTACACAGTTCCAAGAGGAGCAAAAAAGATTTCAGGACCGAGTGTTAATCTGGCTAAGATTATCATGCAGTTCTATGGTAACTTTAGGGCAGCAGCTCGAATAGTTGATGTAGAAAATCGTACACTCACTAGTGAAGCAGTAGCGTTTGATATAGAATCAAATGTATCTGTTAAAGTCCAGGTCAAGCGTTCAATCTGGGGACGCGAGGGAAGATTTAATGATGATATGATTGTAGTTACTGGTAATGCCGCTAACTCAATTGCATTAAGGAACGCAATCTTCGCTGTTATACCAAAGGTGTTGGTAGACCAAGTTTATTTGTCAGCCCAGAAAAAGATTATCGGCGATGTATCTACCGAAGAAAAACTGATGTTGGCAAGACAAAAAGCAATCGCAACTTTAAAAGATCGTTATGGCATCACAGAAAAAGAAATCCTTAAAGCAATCGGCAAAGCATCAACAGAGTTCATCACCAAAGACGACCTCATCACCCTCGCTGGTATTGATACTGCTATCAAAGAAGGTGATACAACAGTGGATCTTGCTTTCAGAGGAAAAGCTCCTGAAGAAGAAAAACCAAAGGAAGATAGGCTTATACTTACATTGACGAGATGCGAAACAATAGCGCAACTGGAATCATTTAAAAACCAATTAAAAACTAACGAGCAAAGAGTGGTGTATGACGAAGCCTTTGCAAAACTAAAAGAGAAAGATGGAAAAAAATAAAAATTATGACAATCATCTATTCAGGGTGAGTTCCCTGAGTCATATAATGGCTGGAGCGACTTTTGCTAAGGATGTATACGAAGATGCGAGGACAAAGCAGCTTAACACATTCGCAAGATACAAGAAGTACAAGGAAGAGTACGATATGATTAAGAACAAGGATACTGCAACGGCTGAAAAGAAAGCCACACAGGTTGCAGATACTTGGGACTTGCAACTTACTCAAATGAATATTGTTGATGACCTCAAAAAGAATATTGATGATGTTATCTTATCTGATGGTTGTAAAACACACCTCACCGATGTATGGATTAGTCATGAGTTTGGAAGAGCCAATAAAGATATACGGAGCAAATATATCGAGAAGGGACTTCAGATGGAGGACTCTGGTATCATCGCCTATGGGGTTGTCAAAGGTTGGTTGCCAGAAAAGAACACTGAGCGAAAAGACGATGGCTTCATTATGGGAGAAATAGATTATATAAAAGATGATACGATCTATGATAACAAATCATCTTGGGATATCTGGACTTTTTACAGAAACATAAAATACTTGGATAACCCTGATCTGCAGAATCCATACTATCCTAATATGCAGGGTTATATGAGATTGTGGGACAAGCCGAAGTCAAAGGTTGTCTACACTCTCTTGGACACACCAGCAAAGCTTATCGAGAACGAAAAGAAAATGGTTGCATATAGCTTTACAGGCAGCGACGCTATGTTAGAGGAAGCTATGGCGGAAGTTGAAAAGAATTTAATATACTCTGATATTCCGATCGAGAGACGTATCATCGAGATACCAATTGAGCGGGACGAGGAGTATATCTCACGCATACCATTGGTAGTTAAAGCGTGCAGGAACTATTTAAACAATATGAGGACTATATACTATGAAATGGATAAAGAATAATGGCTACATCGTAGACATTCAGACCGGTGAGATTATCTGCATCGTCTCGAAGTCGGATGATTTACTGAGGGACAAGATGCTGGAGTTAGCACCAGAAATGTTTACAGCATTACTTTCTTTTGT